AATTGCTTCAAATGCATCAAGTTCTTTTTGTGAGAATGCAACACCCTCATTCTTAGGTGCAGGGGGAAGGGGTCTACCATCAGGAAGAGTCTTCTTACCCATCTTTCTTTCATGGGCAAAGACATCAACCTTTTTCTTAGGTTTGCCACCACCACGAATCATAGCAGCACCTGTGCCATATCCTTCTTTGACACTAGAGGTGTCCTTACCATCTGCCTTGCCACCTTTCTTCTGTTGGATCTTATTGTGGATGACTCCACGATACTCCTTAGCACCACTTTCTACTTTTCCATCACCATCATAATCTTTACCTGCTTTTTCAAGAAGTTCATCTTCTTTTACACAGTTAGGAACTTGGCGACCATTCTTCATTTTGGTGCCTTTTGCCTTGTAACCATCCCAGCAAGTAGAAGCACCTACATTAGCACGTGCTGCTTTCATGTTACCTTTCTTCTCTTCAATCTGCTCAACCTCTTCTTTCTTGAGGTTTGCTTTTTGATACTTAAGATACTCTCTATCCTTTTGTCCCATACGTGCCTGACCCTGTGGTTTCTTTGAACCACCAGCAGGGTTAGGTCCTGTGTTCTTTGCTCTGTAAGAATAGTTTGCACCACTACTCTTAGAGTCACCAGAGATCATCTTACCAGCCATAGAGCGACCATCCTGATACTCTTTCTCAGACTGACCATGCTTACCCTTATAGAGTTCAAGCAGAGCAAGTAGTTTTGCCTTAACAGATGCTACATCCTCAGCAACCTGTCTTCCATGAACTCTAGCAACTCTCTTCTCTTGGTTGAATCTAGCAGTCCAAGTCTCTTGGAGTTTCTTGTTATGTCTGTATTGTGCAAAGTGCTCAAGAGCAACAGATGCTGCCTTTGAACCTACCTCAGCAAATGCTTTATTAAATCCTTCAAGCAATCTTTCAGTCTTGTGTGCTCTACCTGCAATCTCTGTTTTTCCTGAGAGCATTGAGGTAATAACTTCATGTGCTTCCTGCACAGTCAGTGTTTCAAAAGCAACTTCAAGAACTTGCTCAGCAATTTCTACCAGGTCTGTTGAGGTAAGATGGGAAACATCCATCTCACTAATCAAATCCCTATTTGAACTGAGTTCTTCTCTTGCTTCAGTATTATGGACAGCAGCATAGGCTTCCATAAAGTTTTGCATTGATGAAGACATCTTAATTACACACATTACTTTTTTATATTTATATCACGCAAAACTTCTCTTTCACTTTGATATATTGAAGAGGGGTTAAGATAAATCTCAATCCCCTCCTGAATACCAGGTATCAACCAATCCTGAACTGGAAGACAATACTGCCAGTTCACAGGTTGAATACAATTCATAACCACCACTGTCCAAAAGGCAGATAGGTGATTAGTAATAGTGAGCATTACAATTTACCACTAACAACCCCATTGCCTACCACCCTGACACTACCCTCAGGCCATCCTTCCTGCTCACATTTAAGATGCCATCTAGTCATCATAATGACATTCTCTCTGACTGCACCAGTAAGCATTTGACGACCCTTGGTTGTCATGGTGGAGTACAATCCAAAACGTGTTTCCCAAACATAAAAACACTCATCAATAAGCACTGAACCATCAGGTACAATCACTTCATCAGTTGCTGTCTGAATCATCACTCTCCTCTTTTTTGTTAAATCCAAATGGTCCTTCTTTTTCCTCTAGTGCAAGTTTAAGAGCAACACCACCAACTGCTTCCATAACTTTCAGGATGTCCTCTGCCTTTGCATCTTCACCAAGTTCCTTGGCAATATACCAATACTTAGGCCAGAATGTTTCACCTGCCTTTTGATAATCTTCTAGTGTCAAAATTTTCATTAGAATCCTCCTCCTTTGGTTTTTTTCTTTCTAAGATGGTTTTTCATATTTGCCTTTGAATCTTGTGCAAGAATCTTCTTCATCTCTTCTTCATCATATGAATCACAGAGTTGAAGCATACGATCTAGAGCATATTGAAACTGAGAACCCTTACTCATTCTACTGAGTAGATAATGTGCTACATCCTATCTAAGTTCCTCAAGTTCATTTAGTTTTTGGGTGGGTCTATCAGTATTACTGTCAGTGCCATCACCAGCATTGCTGTTGACATTGCTACTACGAATACCACCATTGTTCTTCACAAATCTCCTTCTGCACGATTCTCAGACTTGCTTACATCAAACTCACCACCAGGGTAGCGTGCTTTCAGTTTCTCTACATTCATCTCAATGATTTCATCAAAGGATGTATCAAGTGCCATACATGCCTGAGCAATATACCAACAGATGTCACCCAGTTCACGCTTCATGTGGAAGATATTATCTTCAGTATAGGGTTTACCCTGAAAAAGAATCTTCTTCACAACCTCAGTGAACTCTCCTGCTTCTGCAGTCAATCCAAGTGCAGCAGTCAGGAGTTGAGGAACATTTGTTTCCTGAACTTCAAGTTCAGCAATACGCCTCATCATATAGTCAAGGTAGAGACTTTCATCACTAGTCACACCTTCAACAAATTCAAGGTACTTGTCTGTATCTACTGTCATAATTCTAGTTTTTTTGCTTCAGATTGGGGGAGATTGTTTTGAACAGGGATATCCTGCCCTTCAAGTTTGAGTGTGGGTAATGCTAATGGATCCTCAACTGTCTCTGCAGTAACATTAACAGTCTGTGGGGGTGGGTCAAGATAAATCTTTTCCCACTTAGCATGTGGATAATACTCCAGTGTATCCTCTAAATCTCTGAGTGTACCACAGCATCTAGTAGGTGCCTTTGGATCACCAGTGTATAACATATAGTAATGGGGCAACTCCTTTGCTGCAAGTTGAGATTGCAGTTGCCTAACAGTAATCTCAGAATTTGAATCCATCAAAAGACTTCTTTGGTTTTTCCTCATAACTATACTCCTCTTCCTGTTTGTTGTCAAGCAAGTCATCCTGTGCTACCTGCTCACAGTCAAACAATCTCATCTTTGCTCTGTCAATACCAATCACAAATCTCTTGAATACATTGGCATCATTGTATCTGTTCTTCAACTGCTTCACCAGAATCTGTCCCAGCGATTCAAGCTCCTCAGTAGAGATAAGGGCAAACATAAGATCAGCAGTAGCAGGCAAGCCAAAGGACTCACTAGTATCAGTAAGCTCAACATCAGAGCTACCATAACCAGAACGAGTGGTCTGCGTGGCAGATACGATAGGGACGTTTGCTTCACAAGCCAACCCTCTAAGTTCCTCTGCAATAGACTTAATAATTGTATATGAATTGACATTGCCACCTCCCCTATACCTGCTGGAAGCACATATATTAAGGTAATCAATGAAAATAATATCAGGTCTAAATGACTTCTTAAGTGCAAGCTCATTAAGAAGTGACTTGAAGTGTCCACTGTGCGCACTCGCTGTTGGGTACTCCTTAATAATTAGTGTACCTTGTGTCTTTTTACTGAGATTGTTTACCTTTGTATCAAAGACTTGTTTTGGAAGTTCAACAATGTCCTGAATATTAACATTCAAAAGGTTAGCATCTATCCTCTCAGCAATCTTTTCTTCTGCCATTTCCAGAGTGATGTACAAGACATTCTTACCTTCAAGTAAACAAGAAGAGGCAAAATGGCACATGAAGAGAGACTTACCCACACCAGTGCCTGCAAGAGCAATATTGAGAGTTTTGTTAGGAAGACCACCTTTTGTAATCTTGTTGAAGTATTCCAAATCAAATGGAACTTTGTCTTCTTTTGTATGATAGGACTCATACCTTGCCTCGTAGTCTAGGAGATAGTCATGACCAACATGATTATCAAAACTAACAGCTAATGCATCAGACAAAATAGATGGGATAGCATCAGGAGTTTTCTCCTTACTACCACCATCAGCAATTTGGATTGATTCAATTAATGCTAGGTATATAGATCTTTCTTTACACCACTTTTCTGTGGTATCAAGCAACCATTCATACTCTGCTGGAAACTCATCCAGAGCACCAATGAGATTAGCACACTCTTTGAAGTTGCTTTCATTGATGTCATTTCTTTTCTGCAACTCAATACTCAAGACCTCTTTGGTGGGTCTCTCATTGTATTGATTTACAAAGTCAACAATCTCCTCAAAGACTATCTTTTGATTATAGTCTTCAAAGAATTCAGGTTTGATGAATGGGATTGCTTTTCTTAAATACTCTTCATTATGTAATAGGTTCCTGAGAACAAGAAACTCAACTTTCTCCATAACTAAATTCTTTCCTTGCAATTGTGTCCAGTTTCTCCATCACCTCAGGGGTGAAATATGTTTCAGGGTCTTTAAGGATTGCCTTGGCATAAACCTTCTTACCATTCATCTCATAGCGTCCTGCTACATTCTTCCAGAGACCACCTAACTCCCCCAGTTCCAGGAGACCATAATACCTATCAAGACCCCTGTCATCATAATAAAGGCGTATTGTAACATCTTTATTCTCCTTGCTCAGACGCGACTTAGCAGTCTTAGCTTTGATAAGATTGCCAACGATTTCTGTGCCATCTTTTTCCTTTTTCTTGCTGAGATAGATGATTGTAC